GAAGCGCCGGGCCGCCGCGACGGCCAGCCTGCGCACCTTCCTGGAAACATACTTTCCGGAACAGTACACCATGGCGTGGTCCCCCGATCACCTCCGCGTCCTGGCTCACCTCGACCAGGCGGCAACCGAGGGCGGGCTATTCGCCTTCGCGATGCCTCGCGGTTCGGGAAAGACGACCGTCTGCGAGGGCTCCGGCATCTGGGCCTGGCTGACCGGCCGGCGCAAGTTCATCGTCCTCATCGGCGCCAGCGAGAAGCACGCAACCGAGATCATCGAATCCATCAAGAGCGAGATGGAGACGAACGAACTGCTCGCTGATGACTTCCCCGAGGTCGCCGCCTGCATCGTCGCGCTCGACGGCATCCCGCACCGCGCCAATGGCCAGATGTGGAACGGCGAGCGGACACACATCGGCTGGACCGCCGACGAGCTGATACTCCCGACGATCAGCGTCCCGGCCTGGGCCAAGCTCAAGGACTACGCGCCCTACGTTGACGCCAAGGGACGGCCCAAGTGCGCCGGCTCGATTATCCGCGTCGCCGGCATCACCGGGCGCATCCGCGGTATGAAGTTCAAAAGCTCGGACGGCTCAGCCGTGCGCCCCGACTTCGTATTGCTGGACGACCCCCAGACCGACGAGAGCGCCAAGAGCCCAAGCCAGTGCGAGTACCGGGAGCGCGTCCTCTCCGGCGCGATCCTCGGCCTCGCCGGTCGCGGCAAGCGCATCGCCGGCGTGATGCCATGCACGGTCATCCGCCCGGGCGACATGGCAGACCGCATGCTCGACCGTGGCACGCACCCGGAATGGAACGGTGAGCGCACCAAAATGGTCTATGCCTGGCCCAAGCGCGAGGACCTATGGGAGCGGTATGCCCAGATCCGCGCCGACAGTCTGAGAGCCGGAAACGACGGCAAGGAAGCCACCGAGTTCTATTGCCAGAATCGCACCGCCATGGACGAGGGCGCGCATGTGGCATGGCCAGAGTGCTTCCAGTCGAACGAACTGAGCGCCATTCAGAACGCCATGAACCTGCGCTACACGCTTGGCGACCCGTCGTTCATGGCCGAGTACCAGAACGAGCCGATGGAAGACGCCGCGGTGTCGTCCGGCAGCGACCTATCGACGGAAGCTGTCGCCAACCGGTTCAACGGCCTGGCCCGCCTCGCCGTCCCATCAGCCGCCCATCGACTGACGGCATTCATCGACGTGCAGGGCAAGGCGCTGTATTATGTGGTCTGCGCCTGGGAAGACGACTTCACCGGATACGTCATCGACTACGGCGCATGGCCAGATCAAAAGCGCGCCTATTACACGTTGCGCGACATCCGCATCACCATGGCCAGCGTGATCCGCGATGCGAACGGCAAGCCGGCCGGGCAAGAGGGCCAGATCATGGGCGCGCTCAAGGCCCTGGTCGGTGAGTTGGCCACCAAGAAATGGACGCGTGATGACGGCACGATCGCACACATGAACCGGATCTTGGTGGACGCCAACTGGCACCAATCGACGGAAGTCGTTTATGACTTCTGCCGGCGCTCTCCGCACGCATCGATCTTGTATCCATCGCACGGCAAGTTCATCGGCGCCAGCTCCAAACCACTGAGCGAGTGGCAGAAACGCCGCGGTGACAGGACCGGGCACCATTGGAAAATCCCAGCCGCGCAGGGCCGCCAGGTTCGACATGTGATCATCGATGTATGTTATTGGAAATCGTTCCTCACCGAACGGATGACCACAGCGCAAGGCGACCCCGGCGCCATGACCATCTACGGCGTCAAGGCGTCCGAGCATCGTCTGTTCGCTGAGCAGGTATGCGCCGAGTACCGCATCCCCGTCGAGGGTCGCGGGCGTAAGGTCGATGAATGGAAGCTCCGCCCTGAAGCATTCGACAACCACTGGTGGGACGGCCTGGTCGGATGCGCGGCTGCCGCATCGATCGAAGGCGTTGAGATCGGCGCCGGCGATGGACAGACCAAGCGCGTGCGGATCCGCCTGTCCGATCTGCGCAAGGCCAAGCCCGTGGTGCCAGAAGCGGTACGTACCGACAGTGCCAACCCGCCGCCAGAACCAGCCACCCCAGTGCCGTCGCCGCAGCCGCCTGCGCCTGCCAGGCCGGGGCGGATGCGGCTGAGCGATATTGCGCGGGAGCGCCGGGGGAGGTGACCAACGAAAAACCCCGCCTGGCCGGGCGGGGATACGTGGTCTGCTTAACGGGGACCAAGCCGGTGCCCCGTTGCCAGGGCGATGGACGGGCGACTCCGCTTGAGGCGACGCCAACCCGATACGGCCGGCAGCATTACGGAAAGCGCACAGGCTGTCAACCCACCGGCCGCACCCTGTAACCGCCCGTTCCGGGCATTTCCCGCGCCGCGCGCCATCTGATCGTAGATGGCAGACCCCCCCGACCTCTCCCCGCAGATTGAGGAAGCGGCCACCGCCGGCATCCAGTCTGCCACCGTAGACGGCAACACCACGGTCGCGATGTCCGTGAAGGACCAGATCGAGGCCGACCGCTACCTGGCGGCCAAGGCAGCGACGCGCACCGGACGCCGTGGCTTCCGCATGGCCAAGTTCGTCCCGCCGAGCGCCGGATGAGCATCGCCACCGCCAAGCGCATCTTGGGCGCCGATGGCCGGCCGATCGTCCCGGCAGTCGCCGCTGCCGCCCGGGCAGTGCGATCGGTCCAAAAACTGTCGGCGCAGTACGACGCCGCGCGCACCACTGACGACAACCGCAAGCATTGGGCCCTGGCTGACGGGCTCAGCGCCAACGCCGCCGCCTCGCCCGAAATCCGGCGCATCCTGCGCAACCGCGCCCGCTACGAGGTGGCCAACAACTCGTATGCCCGTGGCATGGTGCTGACCATCGCGAACGACTGCATCGGCACTGGCCCGCGCCTACAGCTCACCAGCGAGACGATCAGCGACGTAGACGCCACATTCGTTGAGACGGAGTTCGCTGCCTGGATGCAGGCGGCCAACCTGGCCGAAAAGCTGCGCGTCATGCGCGTCGCCAAGTCCGAGGATGGAGAAGCGTTCGCTGTCGAGGTGGATAACCCCGGCCTGCCGACGCCGGTCAAGCTGGACGTGCAGGTAATCGAAGCCGACCAGTGCTCATCGGTCAACTACATGCTGCCGACGCCAGAGCACATCGACGGCATCCGGTTCGACAAGCACGGCAACCCCACCGTCTACGAGTTCACCAAGGCGCATCCCGGCGACGCCATGGGCGGCATTGGGCTGATGTCCAAGCCCGACCCGATCAACGCGTCACGCGTGTTTCATTGGTTCCGCCAGGATCGCCCCGGACAGCGGCGCGGCGTCCCCGAGATCATGCCGGCCCTGCCGCTCTTCGCGCAGCTGCGCCGCTACACCCTGGCCGTGATCGCTGCTGCCGAGACGGCGGCCGACATCGCGGCGTACCTCCAGACGGACGGCCCTGCCGGTGGCGAGGCCGACGAAGTTGAACCGCTCGACACGATCCCCATCGAACAGCGGACGATGATGACCCTGCCGGCGGGCTGGACCATCAACCAGCTCAAGGCCGAGCAGCCGGCGACCGGATACAAAGAGTTCAAGAATGAGATACTGAACGAGATAGCACGGTGCCAAAACCTGCCGTTCAATGTGGCCGCCGGCAACTCGTCAGGCTACAACTACTCGTCTGGCCGCCTAGATCATCAGATCTATTTCCGCTCGCAGGAGGTTGACCGCGCCCAACTGCAGACGGTCATGCTTGACCGCCTGTTCAACGATTGGAAACGTGAGGCGATCCTCATTGAGGACTACCTGCCGCAGAGCCTGCGCACGGTCAAGACGGACTGGTCGCATCAGTGGTTCTGGGATGGCGGCGATCTTATCGATCCCGAGGGCGAGTCGAAAGCCCTGGCCAACCTGCTGGAGGTCGGCGGCACCACGCTGGCCGACCACTACGCCCGCAAGGGGCAGGACTGGCAGAAGAAGCTCAAGCAGCGCGCTCGAGAGATCGAGATGGAGCGCGAGCTTGGCATTCGTGCGCCGGCCGCCCCTGTCGCCCCTGTCGCTGGCGAAGACCAGTCCGACGCAGGCCAGGCCAACGCGAGCATCCAAGACGCCAGCCTTAACGGCGCGCAGATCACCAGCCTTGCCGCAATCATCAGCGCCGTTGCTGCTGGCCAGATGCCGCTTGAGACAGCGCGAGGCCTGATCGTCGCATCGTTCACCACGATTGATGAGAACGAAGCCGACCGCATCCTGGCTCCGCTTAAGGACTTCACGCCGAGAGCGCCGAACGAGCCAGATCGAGCGAGCAGCCCAAAGCCGGCGCAAGATCCAGAGCCCGAGGCGAATGCCAGTGCGCACATCGGCCCCGATGTCATTGCGGCAGCAGCCTCGCAGGTGATAGCCATTCAGCACGCCGCCAGTGTAGCCATGTCAGAACTAGCGTCGGCTGCAATCAGCTCGGCCACTGCGGCTAGTCCACGCTATGACATCCACCTCCCAGCACAGGCACCGGCAACCGTGACCGTACAGGCTGCATCGGCGCCAGATGTCATTGTGCATAACCACATAGACCCGACCCCCGTCCAGATCACCAACCAGGTCACCACCCCGCCCCAGAAGCCCGTCATCGTCGAGGACCTGCCAGACGGCCGGGTGCTGATGACACCGCAGGAATAGCCTGTGGCCGCACAGACCTTCTCCACGTCGCTGAACATGGACGCCGCCAGCAAGCTCGGCCT